TTCGAGGAATTGCTTGATGTGGAGATCGATCTTCCCGGCGATCCGATCAAGTTCGCTGATCTCGGAGAGAATATCAAATTGTCAGGGCTCGACCTGCTCCGCCTCCGCTGGTTGATTCAGGGCGAAGAGGAGCAGGCGAAGGCGTCGGCGGCATCGGGTGATTGATGAGTGCCTTAAACTCAAGACAACTCAACGCGATTCCGCTCAACGCGCCGGGGCCGGCTGCTGTTGCCGATGCCGAGGCGTATTTATCGCTTGCCGTCTCGCTCGCATTCGACCTGACTTTATCTGTGGAGGTAGCAGGAGTGCCGACAGCAACTATTGATATCGGGGACCGCGTAACAGTCACAGCCGCATTCGTCGACGATGCGGATGCGGCAGTGGATCCGACAACCGTAACATTCCACCAGCAAATGCCGGACGGCGTAATCACCAGTTACGTCTACGGGGCGTCGCCGGCAGTGACGAAAGCCTCGACCGGCAACTACAAATTCAAACACACCGTTACACAGCCCGGCACGCATGTCGTTCGCTGCGTCGGGACCGGCGCGGCGATCGCAGCGGAGAAGACCTCATATCAGGCTGTCAGTGAATACTGATGGCTGAGATTTATAAACAAGCTGAAAGCTTCAAGGCCGCTCTTCTCTCACGCGAGAGGAAGGCGGCCTTGCGGCTGATCAGGGCCTACGGGCCGATCTGGACCCGACTTCAGCGGAAGCTGACCCTGCTGACCGATCGCATCGATGCGGCGCGGCAGGCCGGCGAGCCGATCAATGATGCCTGGCTGTTCCGGCAGGAACGATTCAGGGAGCTGCTCGACCAGGTGACGCTGGAGATCGCCCGGTTCTCCGAGTTCACCGCCCGCGAGCTGACCGCCGAGCAGCGGAAGGCCGTCAGGGCGGCCCAGAAGGATTCGGAGCGCCTGCTGCTGGCGAATCGAGGCCCGGCGGTCGAGGCCTCGTTTGCCCGGCTGCCCGCGGGCGCGGTCGAGAGCATGGTCGGATTCCTGTCCGACGGCTCACCGCTGACGAACCTGCTGAACGAGCTGCCCGGCGACGCGAATCGAGCGGTCTCGGCGGCACTCCAGGAGGCCGTCGCGGCCGGATACAACCCTCGAAAGACCGCAAAACAGATCAAGTCAGCCCTCGGTGGCAACCTGACGCGCGCGCTCAGGATCAGCCGAACGGAGACGCTCAGGGCCTACCGTGAGGCGACGCACAGGACGTACAAGGCGAATTCGGACATCGTCGATGGCTGGTATTGGCTCGCGACGCTCAACGGGCGGACGTGCGCGGCCTGCATCGCTCTCAACGGGACGTTTCACCCGCTTGAGGAGCGGATGGCTTCTCATGTTCAATGCCGATGCACTCAGATTCCGGCACTCAAGGGCGATCCTCCTCCGATCGAGCAGGGCGAAAAGTGGTTTGCAAAGCAGGACGAGAAGACCCAGCGCGCGATTTTGGAGAATGACGCGGCTTTCGAGGCGTTCAAGGCCGGGGATCTGAAGCTGACCGATCTGGTCGGCCGGCGCGATTCGCCGCAATGGGGGACGAGCTATTACCACCTCAGCCTGAAGCGCGCTCTGGCCGGTCAGGGGCAGTTCCCGGGATATCAGAGCCCGCCTGAGCCTCTCTTCCCGCAGGTTGGCCGAAAATAAACCCTGCAATTCTCGTATCTTTAGGGCATGAGACTGACGGCGAAAGAGCAATTATTCATAGACTACTACCTCGGCGAGGCAAACGGCATCGCGGTAAATGCCGCCGAAATGGCCGGATACAAGGCCGACTCGCGGGTATATCTCCGAAAAATCGCCTCAGATATCCTCAAGCGGCCGCAGATCAGGGCTGCGATCGAGTCTCGCCTCGACGAATTCGCGATGTCTCAGCGGGAAGTTTTGGCTGAGCTAACCAAGGTCGCAAAAATCCCGGCAGACGACGATCCGAGGCAGGTCAAGAACAAGGTCTCCGCTCTGGCCATCCTCGCCAAATATCACGGCCTCCTGATCGATCGAGTCGATCACACGACCAAGGGGCAGCCTCTCACGTTCGCTGCCCTGGCGGAGCTTGCCGTAAATGACCAGTCAGGTTCAGGCAAAAACAATCCTTGAGCGGACCCGGCGCGATCCGGCCTGGTATCTCCGGGAGATTCTCGGCGTTCCCTACATCACGCCTCAGCAGGCCGAAGTGATCGGCTCCGTGGCGACCAATCGCCGAACGGCCGTCACTGCCGGCAACGGCGTCGGGAAGACCTGGCTCGCGGCTCGCCTCGCGCTCTGGTTTCTCTACGCTCACCCGGGGGCGAAGGTGGTCACGACGGCGCCGACCTGGCATCAGGTCCAGAATCTGCTCTGGCGTGAGCTCAGAATCGCTCATTCTCAGGCTCGCTTTCCGCTCGGCGGCCAGCTCAATCAAACCGAGCTGAACCTTTCTGATGAATGGTTCGCGATCGGCCTCTCAACGAACGACCCGACCCGGTTTCAGGGCATCCACGCGCCGCGGGTGATGGTGATCTTCGATGAGGCGACCGGCGTCGCTCCGGGCATCTGGGAGGCGTCGGAAGGTCTCGCCGTCGGCCCCGAGGACCGTTTTCTCGCGATCGGCAACCCGACGGACCCGACCAGCGAGTTCAAGCGGAAAGAGGACGCCGGCCTGTGGAACGTGATCCGGCTCAACTGCGAAGAGCATCCGAACGTCCTGACCGGGACGATCGTCGTCCCTGGCGCCGTCACGAAGGAATGGGTCGATGAACGCGAGATCGAGTACGGCGGCCGGGAATCGTCCCTCTATCGCGCGCGCGTCCGGGGGCTTTGGCCGGAGGAAGGCGACGACGTCCTTATCCCTCTGCGGCTCGTCGAGGCCGCTCAGGCGCGATGGGTCGAGCCTGCCGGCAAGCTGATCGCGGTCGGTTGCGACGTGGCCAGGTACGGGCAGGATGAGACGGTCATTTTCCAGATCCGCGAGGGCGGGATGGTCGCAAAACCGATCGTCCGGCACGGACAGAACCTGATGGAAACGGCCGGGCAGCTGCTCGCGATGCGATCTCCGGCGCTCGGCGTGGACGATGCCGGCCTTGGCGGAGGGGTCACAGACCGGCTCAAGGAGCAGGCCGTCCCCGTGACCGCCTGCATCGGCGGATCCAGCGCGAAGGAAGACAAGAAGTTCGTCAACTCGAGGGCGGAAATGTGGTGGGCTCTGCGGGAGGCTCTCGAAGCCGGAGACCTGGCGCTGCCTGATGACCGGAAACTGGCGGCAGACCTGACCAATGTCAAATTCAGTTACGACAGCCGGGGGCGGATCAAGCTCGAATCGAAGGACGAGATCAAGAAGCGCATCAACCGGTCACCGGATCGAGGCGACGCCCTGGCAATCGCGAACTGGGTCCGCACGCCCCGCGACTATTTCGGGCAGGGCAAGTTTGTCCGGTAAAAATAAAATTCCGCAATACTTTACTCTCCTTTCCGTGAGCGACCAGAAGGACAATCCATCATATCGCAATAAAGCATACGACCAGATGCGGCCGGGCTGGCAGATCTGCGACGACGTTGCGCTGGGAACGCTGCGTCTCCGCGAGGCTGGTAAAACCTACCTTCCGATCGATCCGGCGGAGGAAGGGAAGGATTATGAGATCCGGCGCGACCGGGCGATCTTTTTCAATTCCTTCGAGCGGTCTCTGAACGGCCTTGTCGGGATGGTTTTCCGCAAAGAGCCGAAGCTCGGCGACGACGTCCCGGAGTTCTTTCGTGGAACGAAGACGACCGAGGGGATCGCCGAGAATATCGACAACGCCGGCGCCCATTGGACGGTCTTCGCGAAGGAAATCTTCGCCGACGCCATGAGGCAGGGGCACGCGGCGATTCTCGTCGATATGCCGATGGGGCCGGCCTATGCCTACGAGATAGCGCGCGGACGGAAGCGACCGTACTGGATCGGCTACCGGGCGGATCAGATCGTCAATTGGCGATCGACCGTGATCGATGGCCAGACGGTTCTCAATCAGGTGACGCTCAAGGAATGCAGCTACGAGCCGGCGGGGATGTTCGGAGAGGAAGAGGTCACTAAATACCGAGTGCTCAGGCGGATTCTCGACGCTGAGACTGAGAAATGGATTGTCGGCTGGGAGATTTACCGTGAAACGAAAGGGCAAGACGGTCAGACGATATATTTCGTCGAAAAGAGTGGCATCCTCCCGATTCCCGAGATCCCGCTCGCGCCGATCTACGCCCGCAAGACCGGCTTTCTCACCAGTCGCCCGCCGCTCCTCGATCTTGCTCTAATAAATATCGCTCATTACCAGAAGTACTCTGATTTCAGCACTTACGAACACATCGCGAGCCGTCCGATCCTCTGGTTCAGGGGCCGCGACAAGGCCAAAAAGGTCGAAGCGATCGGTGCCTACTCCTTTTTCGATGTCGACGCTAACGGTGGCCACGTCGGATACGCCGAGACCACCGGCGCCGCTCTCGCGACCTGTCAGGCGGACCTCGACCACCTTGAAGAGCAGATGGCCGCGCTCGGCCTGGCGATCATGGCCGGCAACAAACCACAGCCAGGGACGGCGACCGAGGCGCTGCTTGATCACGTGCAGGCCGATTCCGATCTGGTTACGGCCGCTCGAAGCCTCAAGGATGCGCTCGAGCTCTGCCTGAAATGGACAGCCCAGTACGTCGATCCGACGGCCACAAGCGGCGGGTCGGTCGAGCTGGGCGCGACAATGGAGCAGTTGACACTCACGCCGGAGGAAATGCGGATCTGGCTTGACGCCGCGGATCGGATATTCAGCCGGGAGACGATCTACAAGGTGTTTGCTCGGGCCGGAAAACTGCCCGAGGAGTTCAACGCGGAGGAAGAGGCGCGGTCGATCGAGGAGAACGGCGACCGGATCGGGGAGAACCTCCTGACCGCCTTTGATCGGGGCCGGTAAAAATAAATATTTCGTTTTCGATACATTAACCACGTCAGGCAGGACGCCTGAAATTCATCAACCGGGAGGGTTGCAATGCCGATAGAAAAGGTTTTTGAAAAGCAGGAAGACGTACCCGAGTTCCTGAAATCCGCAGTCGTGAAGCAGGACGGGAAATTCGTCTTCACGGCCGAGTTGCCGGAAGAGGTTACCGGGCTCAAGTCCGCGCTCGACAAGGAGCGTAAGGCCCGCGAGGAATACGAGAAGCGCCTCAAGACGTTCGAGGGAATCGACCCCGAAGAGGCCAAGAAGCAGAAGGAAACCGCACGCAAGGCGGAAGAGGAAAAGGCCAAGCAGGCCGGCCAGTGGGAAAACTGGAAGGCCCAGATGCAGCAGCAGTTCGACACGGAGAAATCCGCATTGCTGAAGCAGGTCGAAGCCCTCAAGTCCTCTCTCCACCAAGAGATGGTCGGCGCCCGTGCCACGGCGGCAATCGCCGAGGCGAAAGGGGTCCCGGCGCTGCTCCTGCCGCACATCGGGGCAGATGTGGTCGAGGAAGAGGGCAAACCGGTCGTCAGGATCGTCAAGGACGGGAAGGTCCGATACGGCAAATCCGGCGAGCCGATGACGATCGCGGAGCGCATCGCCGAGATGCGTGAGGATGAGATTTTCGGCCGGGCTTTCGAGCCGGCCAGCCCGGGCGGCTCGGGAGCGCAGTCCGGAAACAAGGCGGGGAGCGCCGGCGGTAAGACAATGACGCGAGCCGAGTTCAACAAGCTGAATGCGGAGAACCCGCAGGCCGCAATGGACTTTATTCGGAAAGAGAAAGGTCGCGTCGTGGATTAACAACCCTTTTTCGAGGTTTAGAATTCAATGGCAAATACGCTAACCAATCTTTTTCCCGATCTGTACGAGGCGCTCGACGTAGTGTCGCGCGAGCTGGTCGGATTTATTCCGGCCGTCACAATGGATGCGCGAGCGGAAATGGCCTCGCTGAACCAGACGATTCGCGTCCCGATCACTCCGGCCGCGGCCGCCGAGGACATCACGCCGGGGCGCATCCCGCCTGATACCGGCGACCAGACGATCGCCAATACCACGATCGCAATCACGAAATTACGCGCCGTCCCGTTCCGATGGTCCGGCGAGGAGCAGAAGGGCATCGCGCCGGGCGCGGGCTACGGCTCGATCCGCGTCCAGCAGATGGCGCAGGCCATGCGGACGCTGTGCAACGAGGTCGAGGCCGATCTGGCCGCGCTCTACACGAAGGCATCAAGGGCCTATGGCACGGCCGGCACGGCTCCGTTCGGCTCCTCGCCGGCGCTCGGAGACGCCGCCAACGTCCTCAGGATCCTCAAGGACAATGGCTGCCCGGAAGGCGACGTCCACCTGATCGTCGATACGGCGGCGGGCGTCAACCTCCGCAGCCTCACCCAGTTGACCAAGGCGAACGAAGGCGGCGGAGACTCGTTCCTCCGTCAGGGCGTTCTGCTCCCGATCTTCGGCATGGACATCAGGGAATCGGCGCAGGTCAAGTCTCACACGAAGGGGACCGGCGCCAGCTATGAGATCAACAACGGTGCGGGCTACGCGATCGGCTCGACGACGATCGCCGCCGATACGGGGACGGGAACGATCCTCGCCGGCGACGTCCTGACCAATTCGACCGTTACGGCCGACACGAACAAATACGTGGTCGGAACGGCCCTCTCGGGCGGATCGCTCGCGCTCAACAAGCCGGGTCTCCGCGTCGCGTGGGCGGACAACAACGTCCTCGCGGTCGGCAACAGCTACAGAGCGAACCTGGCGTTCCATCGCTCGGCGATGGTTCTGGTCGCTCGCCCGCCGGCCGTGCCGGAGGAGGGCGACCTGGCGATCGATCGCCAGCTCATCACCGACCCGAGGTCGGGCCTGACCTTCCAGGTCGCGATCTTCCCCGAGTACTACCGCTCGAGGTACGAGATCGCGCTGGCCTGGGGCGTCGCGAACATCAAGCCAGAGCACACGGCGATCCTGCTCGGATAACCGCAATCTCAGATGGGCGGGGTAGCAAGCTGCCCCGCCCATTCGGAGGCTAAAAATGGCCGACGTGAAACTTGTACGAATGGTCCGCGACGGCGAAGAACCGACCTCAGCGGACGTACACCCCGACGAGGTCGAGGATTACAAACTTGCGGACTGGCGCGTGGCTGGCGCCGCTCCGGCCGAGCCGGAGCCCGTCGTCGAGGAAGTGGTCGAACCGCCGGCAGAGCCGGATAAGCCGACCAGAAGGCGGAAATGAAAGACTTTCGCACGATCACGGTCATCTGGAAGGAAGCGTACGGCGACACACCGGTCAAGATCCGCGAGGAGAACTTCGATCCTGAGCGGCATGTGATGGTGAGTGACGCCGCGCCGACGGCCGAATTGCCGAAGGTCGAGGCGGAAGAAAAGCCCGAGAAGCGCTCGATCTGGAGGCGGTAATGGCTTTGTCCTCGTCATCTCTCGTGGAAGCGGTCGGCTCTGCCTCCGCGAACACATACGTCACGCTTTCGGAGTTCACGACCTACTGTGAGCGCCGGTTGAGCGTCGATGCGTTCGACGGAGCGGAGCCGGACGAAAAAGTCCGGGCGCTATTGATGGCTGCGCGTCGGCTCGATCAGGAGCAGTGGCTGGGATCGAGGGCGTCCACGACTCAGGCGCTCGCCTGGCCGAGAAGCGGCGCGCCGAAGAAGGACGCTCTGTCGTGGTCGACCTACTACCTGACGACGGAGATCCCGCAGGAAATCAAGGATGCTCAGTGCGAGCTCGCATTGAGCCTGCTGGACGGATTTGATGACGGAGAAGAAGACGCGATCGACTCGTTCTCAGCGGACGGCGTGAGCGTCAAATTTCGGCGAGACAAGCCAGCGGGCGGGTTGCCTGTCGCGGTCTCGCAGTTGATTTCCGGTCTCACGCGAGGCCAGAGGCTGGTGAGAGCGTAGTGGCAAGGCAGATCGTCTCAACCAAGCTCCTGAACAAGATCCGCAGGCTCAATTTGCGGATCATGCCGGATACGGCCACGGTCTACACCGGGACCAGCACGGCGGACGGGCGCGGAGGCGTGACGACGACCTGGACGGCCGGGACGAGTTACGGATGCCGGTTCAGGCCGGCGAATTACAACGATCGGCAGATACTGGCAGGCGATCAGCCCGTCGCCGACCCGCTCTTCGTGGCGGTTCTGCCCTACGACGCGGTGGTCAGCGAGAATGATCGACTCCAGATCAACGGAGTTGATTACGAAATCATTGGATGGCTCGGGAACAAGACCTACAAGGTCGGAACGAGGGTCGGACTGAAAGAGATCTCACCGGAGACAGTGCAGGACAACGTATGACGACCACCTGGCGCAGCAAAATTCCGACAGTCGCAAAGCGCTCCCACAAGGAGCTGAGCGAGATGGTGCGGACTGCCGCGCTCAAGATCGAGCAGCAGGCAAAGATCGCCGCGCCGGTCGATACGGGATTCCTGCGGAACTCGATCTACACGGTCACGAATCGGGAGTCTGGGCGGCCGGCGGCCGATGCCGCAACTCAGTCGATCCACAAGGGCGCCAATCTGGGCCCGGAGCCTACCGCGGGTGACGATCTGACCGCAATCGTGGCGGTCGGCGCGGAATATGGGGTCTATGTCGAATTGGGCACGACCCGCTCGCCGGCTCAGCCCTACCTGCTGCCGGCGGCGCGCAAGGTCCTCGGCGATCTCGGCGGAGATTTGAAGGAGGTCATCGGCTGATGGCGCATGAGATCTCCAGGCTGAGGAAATGGGTCTATGACTCGCTCAAGGCGGATGCAACGCTGACCGCTCTGATCGGCGGGTCTACGGCGCCCCGGATATATGCCTTTCAGGCGCCGGAGGGAGCGACGCTCCCATATGTGATTTTTCAGGTTATCGGCGGGTTTGACACGCAGGCGCTCGGGACGACGCGCGTGCTGACTCAGCCGCAGGTCCTGATCAAGGTGGTCTCGGATGGGCCTCCGAATGCAAGCGCGATGACGATTGCCGACCGGATCGACGCCGTGATCGGGCAAGCGAGCGCGGAGTCGAGCGAAAGTTACGTCTTCAGCGCAATCCGGCAGCAGCCGGTCGAATTTGTGGAACCAAAGAGGGATTCTTCGGCCTATTACACGCACAGCGGCGGCATTTACCGCTGCTTTGTGCATCCCGTGGCTTTATAGGAGTAGAAAATGGCAGCTTCCAGACCAGACGTATATCAGCGGGTACTGCTCGGGCCGGAGACGACTACGGGCGTCGCAGTCGCGGCGACTCGAGACTTTCCGAGCCTCTCGATCCAGTTCGCCCGGCAGCACATGGACCAGTTCTACCGGCCGGCCGGGAAGATCGTCCCGGAATCCGGCGTCAGGCATCGCGAATGGTCGACGCCGAGCTATGAGGGCGCGCTCGACTACAATGAGATCGTCTACATCCTGTCGGGGCTCTTTGGAGCGCCGACGCCGTCGAACCTGTCGGGATCGGCCTATTCCTGGGCGTTTGCTCCGACCGGGTCGAGTTTCGGAACTGCGAAGACCTTCACGGCTCGCCAGGGAGACACGGTCGCCTCTGCGCTCGTTCCAGGGCTGCACTTCAATTCGATGGAATGCACGATCAGCCGCGAGGATGCCCGAGTTTCCGGCAACTGTTTCGGCTACGCGATCGAGGAGACGCAGGGGCCGCTGTCGGCCACTCTGACCGACGAGGTTCAGCAGCTTGCGATCACCGGCGATCCGACCGGCGGGACATTCACGATCACCTACGACGCGCAGACGACGGCCGCGATCGCGTACAACGCGACAGCCGCCGAGGTGGAGGCGGCACTGATCGCCCTTTCGAATATCGGCGCCGATGACGTGAGATGCTACGGCGGTCAGCTTCCCGGCACGCCGGTAACGATTCACTTCACCGGCACGCTCGGAGCGACGAACGTCAACGCCGTCACGACGACAGATTCACTGACCGGTGGATCCACGCCGGCGACTGCGATCACGACCCTACAGGCCGGCGCCGGATCGTTCACTTCGATCACTCAGCAACCGGTCTCGATCTCGCAGATCAACGTCTACATCGACAGTTCCTACGGGAGCATCGGGACGACGAAATACTGCGACGCGCTCGAAGCCTACTGGACGATCCCGGATGTCCGGAATCCGGTCATGGTCCTCTGCCGGACGTATCCGTCCTTCAAGGATGCGGTCGCTCAGCCGGTCGAGGGGGCGAATGTCAGGCTGACCCTGATCAAAAATACTGACGTGATCAGCCTGGTCGGCGCGATCAACACCGCGAACAAGCCCACGCGATATGTCCGAATCGAGGCCGTCGGGGCCAACATTACGGGCGCCTACTATTACACGATTCAGGCCGATTTCGCCGTCAAGTGCGCGGTCCCTGAGGAGCGACGCAACGTCGAGGGTGTCTATGCCTACGACCTGAATCTGCAGGTGGTCAACGATAGCACGATGGGTGGGCCGTGCGCGTTTACCGTCTACAACACGCGGAGCGCCCTGTAAGGTAATCAATATGCCACTTAACACTTCCCGCCTTGCTCAGCGAGTGCTCCGCGTGACCGTGCGAGTACCCGACGAGCAGGGCGAATTTGTAGAAGAGGATCTCAAAATCACTCACAAGCCGGTTACGCTCAGCATCCTCAATCACTGGCGGGAGGCCGCGAAGGAGAATGAGGGCTGGTCAACGGTTGATGAGCTGTCCGAGATCCTGATTGACATGGACCTCGTTGATGACCACGGAAAGCCGGTCAAGCCGACGCGAAAGGTCCTCGAAGGCCTTGATCTCCCGATTCTGCGGGCGGTCCACAAGGCGATAATGGAAGGCATCTTCCCAAACGAGCAGCCCTAGCCGACCTGCAGACCTGGTATCTCGAAGGCGGCCGGCTGGGGAAAGCGCCGGAAGATCTTGAGATTCTCGAATTCGCTCTTGAATGGCGGGTTAATCCGGCCGAACTTCGGGAGCGATGGGACGCCAGAGATATTCACTGGCTCAAACTGGTACAGCAGGCTCAGGCTCTGACCAGAGAGGAAATAGGCCGACGTGGAAGTAGCAAGGCTACAGGCAACGATCACCGCAGATGACCGCGACTTTCAAAGGAAAATGCGCGGCGCGGAGGCTCGCGGCCAGACCACGGCGCGGAGCCTGAGAAATACCTTCTCAAATCTCAAGCTCAGCCTTCCGTCGATCGGCGGTGGGCTGGCAGGCGGCGCGGGCAATCTCGGAGGTATTCTCAACGTCGCCGGCGGCAATATCCTGACCTCCATCCTCGGCAAGGTGACCGGCGGGATGACCGACGCGATCCAGGTCGGCGTCAACTACAACAAGATGCTGGAGGCGCAGTCGATCGCCTTCCAGACGCTCGGACAGTCGGCGGCCGACACGGAAAAACACCTTGCAGACCTTCAGGCGCTCGGACTCAAGACTCCCTTCGATTATCAGGATCTCGTCAAGGCGTCGATCACGATGTCGGCTTTTGGCTTTGAAACTCGCAGCCGGATAGATGATCTTCGAAAACTGGCCGACGGCGCGGCGATCGGAGCAGCGGCAACGGGTAATTTTGCTGAATCCCTGCAAGGCGTCATTCTGGCTCTCGGCCAAATGCGGGCGACCGGCAAGCTATCTGCCGAAGAAATGAATCAGCTTATCAATCGGGGCCTGCCGGCGTGGGACATCCTGGCGAAAAAGATCGGCATATCGGTCAAGGAACTGCGCGCCCTGTCAGACGCCGGAAAGCTCCGGGGCGATGTTGCGGCCTCACTGCTCACTGAAGGAATCGGACAGTATGCCGCCGGCGCGGGAGACCGCCTTTCAGAGACGATCCTCGGCAAGGAGTCGAATGTCCGCGACGCCTTCCAGAAGCGAGCCGCACAGGACTCGAAGACGCTTACCGAGGCGTATCGCAACTCTCTCGACTCCGCCCTGAAGGAACTGGAGCAGGGGGCGGGGCAGGGAACGACTGCCAAAATCGGCGACACTCTCGCCAAAAATCTCGAATTTATTACCGACGCAATCACCGGCAAGATATCTTCCGCTGAATTTCTTGGCGCGCTCAAGCTGACCGGCGCTCAGATGTGGGAATCGATCCAGCAGGGATTCACCGGAGCGATCACTTCGGGCAGCGCGGCCGCCGTCGAGGCCGTCAAGGGCTGGGCCGGAGGCGTGATCGACTCAGCGAAGAAGGCGCTCGGGATTCAGTCTCCCTCAAAGGTCTTTGCGGAGATCGGTCAGGATACAATCGCCGGTTTCACGATGGGCCTTGAGGCCGGCAAGAAAAAGCAGCAGCAGAAGCCGGTCGTAGATGTCGAGGCGATGCGAAAGCGCCTGGTCGAGGAGCTCAAGAAACTCCGCGACGATCCGAAGATTCAGGCAATGCTCCGCACGATCAGCTTCGCCGAGGGCGCGAATTACAACACGCTTTTCGGCGGCGGAACGTTCGGCAGCTACGAGGCGCATCCGAATCAAAGGGTTACAGCCAAGCTCGGCGGGCAAGAGATCACATCGACGGCCGCCGGGGCGTTCCAGATCCTGAAGCGGATCGATGACACCCTGAGTAAGCGGCTGGGGCTGTCCGATTTCAGCCCGGAGACGCAGGATCTCAAGGCGCTCGCGCTGATGAAGGAGAAGAACGCGATCAAGCCACTTCTCGAAGGCGATTTCGCGACGGCGGTCGAGCGCCTCAAGCGCGTTTGGGCCTCTCTTCCGGATTCTCCCTTTGGCCAGCCGACAAAGAAGCTTGAGGACCTGACCGAGAAATACAACGCGGCATTGGAAGAGCTTACAGGTCAGACCATGGCCACCTCGACTGCCGTCAACTCCCTAACCGACACGATCGTCAAGGTCGATCTGGCGGCGCAGAACCTGACGGTCCGCGGCGGAGACGGGGCAGCGCAGCAGCCGTTCGGCAATCTCGGATCGATGACGGTCCGCGCGCCGCAGTCGCTAGAGTCGCTGGCGACTATCCCGGAATCATTCAAGCGCCTCAGCGAGGAGACGACCCTTGCCAAGAGATCGATGGAGATGCTTCCGCCTCCACTGGCCCAGGTGGCGCAGACGGCGCCGCAGGCCGCCTCGGGAATGGAAGCGGTGACCAAGGCCAGTCAGGATCAAATCGATGCACTGATGGCCACGGCGGGCAAATTCGGGACGGCGGCGAGCCGCTTCGACGAGTTCAAGGATCGGATGGGTCAGAACTTCGACGATCTGATCGGGGCGCTCTTCGAGGGCGGGGACCGATGGAAGGATGCGGCAAAGAATGTCGCCTCTGATTTCTTCAACACTCTGGCATCCGAGATGATGCTCGCGGCGACGAACGGAAAATACGGCTCGATCGGCGGACTGCTGGGCGGGATTGTTGGCGGCCTCTTTGGTGGGATCTTTGGCGGCGGCAAGGCGGCCGGCGGGCCCGTTCGCCGAGGCCGAATATACCTGGTCGGCGAGGAGGGGCCGGAATTATTCGCGCCGCCACGGTCCGGCGAAATCGTGCCGGCTGATCGTACGCGCCGAATGATGGCGAGCCGCGACCCTCGGCGAGATCTCGCTGATCGTCGAGAGCATGCGATGCGACACCACTCAGGAATAATGGGCAAGCTGATCATGGCGATGAGGGATGGGGCGTTTCGATCGCTGGACACCGACGCGATCAAGCGTCGGTCCCTGGGGCCCGCGGGCGCGCTGTTTGGCTCGCTCGCCGGTAAGCGGGCCATGGGCGGTCCGGTGTCGGGTGGCAACCGGTATCTCGTCGGCGAGGAGGGGCCCGAAATGTATCTGCCCGCGTCGGGGTCCGGCCGAGCGGATGTGCGCAACTACAACATTACAATCAATGTCCCGGTGACTGCGCCCACCGGTACGATCACGCCGCAGACGCAGCGCCAGATTGCCGCTCAGACGGCTCAGGCTCTGCAGGCGGCTCTCGCGAGGAACGCATGAACGTAAAAATCACCTATCACCAGACGAACACACAGGATCAGTCGTTTGAGATCGAGCGGACGATGGCCATTGAGCCGTCGGGAGACGTCGAGGCGGCCGCCCGGGTCGCTTTCTGGCAGACGCTCGGCGTTGATCTTGGCATAACCGCGGTCAGAATCATCAAAATCGAGATCCTGTAATGGCTGTTACCTTCGACGATGTCCAGCTCAATGTTAATTATGCTGCCGTCCAGGGCGGGCCGGAGGCGTCCACCTCGATCGTGACCTCGCCGTTCTCGGGCGTCTCGCAGCGGAACGTCAACCGGCTAGACAAACTCCACCGGTATCAGATCTATTACAATCTACTGACGCAGGCCGAGTTGAACGCTCTGAGGGCGTTTCACCACTGCCGGGATGGGATGGCGAGGGCGTTCAGGTTCAAGGACTGGACTGAGTTCTGGGCCGCCTCTGATGGCACGCCGGACGCGCCGGTCGGGACGCCGATGCAGTTCGGGACAGGAGACGGCTCGACGAGCATCTTCGGTCTCTACAAGAGATATACCTCCGGCTCCGTGACGCGGGAACGCCGGATCGTCAAACCGGTCAGTCCGACGGTCAAGGTCTACGTCAACGACGTGCTCCAGACCCTGACCACGGATTACACGATCGACTGCTCGACCGGGATCGTGACCTTCGTCTCGCCGCCGACGAATGCCCATACCCTGAAATGGACCGGGGAGTTCGATGTGCCGGTCTTTTTCGGGATGGACTGGTTCGCGCCCGGAGTCAATGACGCGGTGTCGGCGATCAGTTACGACGCCATGCCGCTTATCGAGGTTCCGTCTGCTCAGTTCGAGCTGGCAGTATAAGGAGAGCTTATGATCAAACAGTTTCTTAAGGATGAGCAGGGGCAAGACATCGTCGAATACTCACTACTGCTCGTTCTTATCGGTGCAGCGGCGATCTTTCTGCTTACCGCGATGGGGCAGAGCATCAGTCAGATTTTCAATAAGATCAACGATCGTCTTTCGACGGCCAATGAC